AAGACCTGTTTCTATTAAAGAAAAAACTAAAGGTGGTATATTATTACCAGACTCTACCAGAGATGATATGGCTTATCTTACTACAGTAGGACAAGTTGTTGCTATGGGTGATTTAGCTTATCATGATATGGAAAAGTTTCCTAAAGGACCTTGGTGTGAACTAAATGACTATGTATGTTATGGTAAACATGCAGGTCAAAAGATACAATATAAAGGAATAAAATATATTCTTTTATATGATGACCAGATAATTATGAAGGTAGAAAGTCCTAAAACATTAGACCCAACCTTTAATTTATCTAAATATAGTGTATAATAATACTTGCACACTTTAAAATAATATAGTATAATATTAATTATAACGTAACTCGTATGTGTCGTTAGCAACGAAAGGGAATAAAATGCAGCAAGAGCAAGAATGGAGTGAAGTCCAAACTGAAAAACCAGAAAAAGAAAAGATAGAATTTGAAGTAGAAAAAGACGAACCAAAAAAAGAAGAAGTAAAACAAGAAGTAAAAGCATCAGAACCTGAAGTTAAAAAAGAAGAACAACCAAAAGAACTTGAAGGTATAAATACAAAAGGTGCAGAAAAAAGAATAAGACAATTAATTAAGCAAAGAAAAGATAGAGATGAAGAAGTTGCTAGATTAATTAAACAAAATGAAGAATTAACATCTAAGTTAACTAATACACAAAAAGAATTTACAAATATAAGTAAATTAAATTTAGATGCAACAGAAAAACAATTAAAAGATAAATTAGAACTTGCAAGAACAAATTATAAAGCAGCACATGAAGAAGGAAACACAGAAAAAATATTGCAAGCACAAGAGTTTCTTAATGATGCACAGAATGATTTAAAATCAGTAGGTGCAACAAAACAGCAGTTTAAGGAGCCAGAGGTTCAACCACAACAACAAGTGCAACAACCTCAACAACAATATCAACAACCAACTCCTGACCCTAAAGCACAGAGTTGGGCAGAAAAAAATGATTGGTTTGGCGAAGATAAAATAAGAACTGCTGCTGCTCTAGCAATAGATGCAGATTTAAAAGAAGAAGGTTTTAATCCAACTGATGACGATTACTACACAGAAATCGACAATAGATTAAAAGAAGCCTTTCCTCATAGGTATCAAACTCAAGAGGTAGAACCAAAAGAGGAAAATCGTACGCAGGAAACGTCACCTGCTCAAGTAGTTGCAGGAGGTACACGTAGCACTCCTAGTTCCAATAAGAAAGTTAAACTTTCAAAAGAAGATGTAAGATTAGCTAACAAATGGAATATACCACTTGAACAGTATGCTCAAGAAAAACTGAAAGCAACTAATGCTGAAGGTGAGTATACAACAATAAACATGCAACGTGGAGGTAAATAAATGACAACACGAACAAATACACGTAGTTCTCAACTTAGAGAAAATAATACTAACGAAGAAATGAATTATCAGTTTGAAGAGCAAGATAGTTTACATATACCTGAAGCAATAGTTAATCGTTTCAAAGACGAAGGAATGACTCTTGGATGGTTAAGAATAACTCTTAAAGGTCAAGATGATTTTAAATATATTGGTAAAAAAATGCAAGAGGGTTGGAAATTTGTTGATATGAAAGAAGTACCTGAGATAGAACAAACATCAGTCGTGAAGATGGAGGGAAGATACTCTGGAGCAGTCTGTCGTGGAGATATTGCGTTAGGTAAAATACCTACCAAGTTATTCCAAAGTAGAAATGAGTTTTACAAGAATAAATCTGACCAATTAATGGATGCAGTAAATAGTCAATTAATGAGAGGAAACAATTCTAGCATGCCCATTTCAAATAGTAGTAAAACCACAGTAACAAAAGGTAGACAACCTAGTTTTCAAAAATAGTCCTTTTGTTACATTTTTTAACAATAAAGGAGAATGAACATGGCAAGTGTTAATAGCCCTAGAGGTTTAATCCTCGCTAAAAAGATTGGTTCAGGTTCTAATTCTACTGGTATACGTACTATTGATGTTAATGTTAGTCCAAAAGTTGCTTCTGCGTTAATACCAAATGACATCTTTACAGGAGACATTATACACATTGAATCTGCAGGAACTATCAAACCTGTAGCTGCAGGTGTTAATGTAAGAGCTGTAGGTGTTTTTCAAGGGTGTAGTTTCGTAGATTCAAATGGAGACCAACAATTCAAGAGAAGTTATACTGGTGGAGTAACTGCTACTGATGTAAAAATTCATGTAGCTAGTGACCCTAACCAAACATATTTCGTACAAGCAGACGCAACAGTAACAGCATCAGCAGGAATAGGAACTGTTCCTGTTAACTGTAACATAGCAACAGGAACTGGAAGTCATAAAACAGGTCAAAGTGCTATGGTATTAGATGCTGATACACCAGTTTTAACTCAAAGTCAATTAAGAGTTATACGTAGAGCACCTTGGGATACAGGTATTGGAGCATCAGCAGGTGTTACAGACCAATATCCTTGGTTCGAAGTATATTTAAATAACCATAACGACAGATTTCAATCGACTTCTGTATGTTCAGAATAAGGAGATAAATTATGCCAATAAATAGAGCTAGTATTAGTAAAGAACTCCTTCCTGGACTGAATGCAGTCTTTGGAATGGAGTATGGAGAAGTGAATGATGAGCATTTACCACTATATGAAATAGAAAATTCAGATAGGTCTTTTGAAGAGGAAGTCCTCTTTACAGGATTTGGTGCTGCTCCAACAAAAAATGAAGGTGCTGCTGTAGTTTATGATGATGCAGGAGAAAGCTTTACAGCTCGTTATACAAACGAGACTATTGCTTTAGCTTTTGCAATTACAGAAGAAGCTATGGAAGATAACCTATATGATACTTTTGCTAAATTAAGAGCAAAAGGATTAGCAAGAGCTATGGCTCATACCAAACAAGTAAAAGCTGCAAAGCTATATAACGAAGGATTCACTACAGCACAAGGTGATGGACAACCATTATTTAGTTCAAGTCATCCAACTGTGCAAGATGGTAACCAAAGTAATATAGGCACAGCAGCAGCAATCTCAGAAGCAAGTCTAGAATCTGCTGTAATTGCAATTCAAAAGTTTAAAGATGATAGAGGAATCTTAATTGGTTCATCTGCTGTATCTTTACACGTACCTGTAGACTTAATGTTTACATGTGATGTATTATTAAATACACCAGGAATTGTAGGTAGTGCAGATAATGACATAAACTCTGTTAGAAACTTAGGAGTATTCCCAAGTGGTTACTTTACTAACAGAAGATTTACTGACACTAATGGTTACTTTATTAAAACTGATGTTCCTAATGGTTCAAAGATGTTCAATAGAACACCTTTACAAACTAAAATGGAACCAGATTTTGATACTGGTAACTTACGTTTCAAAGCCAGAGAAAGATATTCATTTGGAGTATCTGACTGGAGAGGTTGGTTTGGTAATCAAGGTGCTTAACCATTAATAACTAGGGAGAGTTGAAATATACTCTCCCTACTATAAGGATTTAAAATGGCAACAAATATTAGAACAGTTAATAAAAGAGCAGGAGATGGAGATATTATTGCTACTCCTGATAGAACAAGAATATTAGGAGTTCATTCTTATTCTACTATAGCAGGTGTAATAGCTATTGGTGACCAAACAGGTACAGTAATAACTTATGAAGTTCCTGCAAGTGCAGAATCAGATATGTATTTTGGAGAAATGGGTGTATTGTGTAGTGGGACAGTAAGTATATCTACACCAAATGCAGGTAGTGTTACTTTAATAACAGGATAGTATAGTGCCTAATTATTCATTTCTTAAAACTGATATAATAAATACTATAGAAAATAATTCATCAGAGTTTGAAGAACATATCCCCTACTTTGTTGAAAAAGCTGAAGGTAGAATAGTAAAAGAACTAGATGATTCTGGTTTAGATAACTACTCTACTTTTTCATTTACAGCTTCTGACCCAGTAGTTAGTTTACCTGCTGATACATTAGTTGTAAGAAATGTAAACTTTACTACAAGTGTTTCAACCACAGCAGTTCCTGCTAATTCAAAAGTTAATTTATTACAAAGACCTTATGAGTATGCAATAGATTATTTTCCTTTTGCTAGTGCATCAACAGGAACTCCAAGATATTATTCAAGAAAAACTAATACGCAAATTTATATTGTACCAACACCTGCATCTGCAGTATCAGGTGAAATACAATTTACACGTAGACCTTTAGCTTTAGCTAGTGCTACAGGTACAAGTGTAACAACATCAAACTATTTTAGTGAGTTTTGCTATAATGCTTTATTTGCAGCATGTATGGTAGAAGCTACATATTTTATAAAAGATTTTCAAACACTAGCAAACTGGGAAGGTAAATATAAAAATTCAATAGATGCTTTACGTAATCAGTCTAGAAGAACAAGACAAGATGATATGCAATCAGCTAACAACCCTGCAGGTGGTCCTAATCCAGTATTACAAGGAGCACAGTAATGGCTATTAGTAGAATAAATGTAATACAACAAATTACAAAAGTAAATAATAAAAAAAAGAAAAAGAAAAATAAAAAGGGGAAAAAGAAATGACAAAGTTATTTAAAGTAGCAGCAAAGAAAATGTTAAAAGCTGATAAAAAAGCAGCAAAAATAATGAAGGAACCTTATTCAAAACCAGGTAGACCTAAAAAAATAGCAGTAGCTGATAGAAAACTTAGAGGTAAAGAAGAAAAAAGAAAAGCAGGAATAGAGATAGGTAAGTTTAAAAAGAAACGTACAACAAAAGTTGCATTAGGTAAAAAAATATCTCCAGAAGATTCTATAGCATATTATAATCAAATGAAAAGATTTGGAAAAGAATTAGATAAAATAAAATCTGATACTAAAGATAGATTTTTAAAAATGAATCCTATATTAAAAAAATATAAGGCTAAAGATAAAAAAGATTTTAAGAAGAAATTAAAAAAAGCTGAAGCTGCTGCTTTAGGACAAGCAAAAAAAGCTAAGATGGATTTTGAAGAACGAGGTGGTAGGTCATTTCCTATTGTAGGTAAAGGTAAAAATCCTTTTATGACAAGATTAACAAAAAGAGGAGAAAGAAAATTAACTGAAAAAGAATTAGCAGAAAGTTCAAAAAGAGATAAATTTAAACCATCTCCAGGTTCTTTATCAGACCAAGAAAGAAGAGCAGAAAAAGCTAGACTTAAAAAAATAGCTGATAATCCTTTAGTATCTAAATCAAGAAGAAAAGAAGCATTAGAGCAATCTAGGGCTCTTCAATATAAAAAAGGTGGATTAATTAAACGTAAGAATGGTGGACCAATTAAACCTAGAGGAGTTGGTGCAGCACTTAGAGGATTTAAAATGAAAGGGAGAAAATAATGCAAATTAAAACTAAAACTTTAATAGTAGGAGCTAATGCAAGAACTATTAATCAATCAACTGGTCATGATACAAGTGGTAAACCAACTGGACAAGGTTATGGTGCAGCAAGAAAAGGACCTGGAGTACGAGGACCAATCGAAGCTCAAATTAAAGAAGAGCCTAGAGAATATAAAACTCAAGGAGAATAACTAATGGCTAAAAAGAAAATATTAGAAGCTGTAGTAAAACGTGGTCGTAAATCTAAAAGAGGTAGACCTAAAAAGAAAGTTGAAACTCCAGTAGTTACTAAGAAAAAACAAGACCCTTTTAAAATTAAAAAACTTCCTGGTGAAAGTGATGCAGCTTTTAAAAAAAGAAAAGCATCTATAACTAAATTAAGAAAACAACAAGAAAAAGAAAAAGCTACTGAAAGTAAAAAATCTTTACCTTCAACTAAAGAGAGAACTGCTCAATCTAGAGTAATACCTCCTGAAAGAAAAAAACAATCTAAAAAACAATTTAGAAGAAGAGTTCAACAAGGACTAATAGGTGTAACTAAAAAAGGTGAAACTAAAAATATAGGTAAATATGCTGAACCTACAGAAGATATATTTGATAAATTAGGTTATACTAAAGGTAGTAGTAGAGGAAGTGGACAAGAGTTTAGTGATAAAGAATTAGAAGCTTTAGGTTATCAAATTAAAAAAGCAGGTGGACCACTAAAACCTATACCTGCAGGAAATAAAGGATTACCTAATTTACCAACACCTGTAAGAAATAAAATGGGTTTTATGAAAAGAGGTGGTAAAATACAAAAGAGAGCAGGTGGTGGAGTTGCACTTAGAGGTTTTGGAGCTACGAGAAAAAATTAATGCCTAGAAAAAAAATAAAAGGTAAAGGCATGAAAGGCATGACTATTGGTAAGGGCGATAAGCGACCTACCAAACAAGGTGCAGGTCTTACAGCAAAAGGTGTAGCAAAGTATAGAAGACAAAATCCTGGAAGTAAATTACAAACTGCTGTTACAGAAAAGAAACCAACAGGTAAAAGAGCAGCAAGAAGAAAGAGTTTTTGTGCTAGGTCTGCAGGACAAATGAAAAAGTTTCCTAAAGCAGCGAAGAATCCTAACTCAAGATTAAGACAAGCAAGACGTAGATGGAGGTGCTAACTGTCATATTTAATAAGTAATATTCCTCATTTTAAATGTTGGGTAAGAAAAGAATTTACACATAACCACATAGATTATCATGGAGAATATTTGCATGGACTAGCGATAGCAGTCAATACAATACCAGATAGATGTTTAAGTTTTCAAGTAGTCTTTACTGGCATAGATGAAG